AGTAGGATTACAAACAGACCCTACTATTGATAGGCAGAAAAAGAATAAGCCTGTGCAATCAGTATATGAACGATATATACAGTTAAGAGCCTGTAAGTACGTAGACGAGATTATTCCATATGATACAGAACAAAGTCTATTAGATTTACTAGAAGCTACAAAAATACATCTTCGATTTGTTGGAGAGGATTATGTCGACAGACATTTTACAGGTAAAGGATTGCACGAGATTTTTTATACAAGTAGACAGCACTCTTTTTCTAGTACGAATTTGAGAAACAAGATATATGAAAGCAGTTCTTAGTAACAGAATATACATGAGTGTAAATAAAGATTTGCACAATTCTATCGAAAAGGAACTGACTTATACTATTGCACCTAGAATACCATCAGACCCGCCTTTAGTATTTAAAACAATTCGTTTTATAAAAGAAGGTTTAATTTCCATACCTATTGGAAGAATGGATTTGATACCAGACGAATACGAAATAGTCGATAAAAGAGTTTCAGTGCCAGTAGAACATGAAAAATTTAAGTTTGATTTACGACCAAGCCAAAAGATAGTACATGACGAAGTCCAAGACAATTCTATAATTAACGCTTGGGTAAGTTGGGGAAAGACATTTACAGGTTTAGCTATCGCAGCGAAACTTGGTCAAAAAACATTAGTTGTTACCCACACAACTAACTTAAGAAATCAGTGGGAAAAAGAGGTAAAAAAATGCTTTGGAATACAAGCAGGCAGAATAGGTAGTGGACAATTTAATATAAAAGCCCCTATCTGTGTCGGCAATATCCAAACATTGTACCGACGAATGGACGATCTAAAACAAGAGTTTGGGACATTGATTTTAGACGAAATGCATCATGTCAGTAGTCCTACTTTTACACGAATAGTAGACGAAATGCCTACTCGTTATAAGATAGGCTTGACAGGAACACTCGAACGAAAAGATGGTCGTCATGTGGTTTTTCGTGATTACTTTGGTCACAATGTAATGAAACCACCAAAAGAAAATTATTTAATACCAGAGATTCATATAATAAAATCTGATATTAGATTTTTAGACGGTTCTTTTACTCCGTGGGCGGAGAGGATTAATCACTTAGCCTACAATGAAGAATACGTCCACAGCGTATCTTTGATTGCTTCAAAGTATGCTGCACAAGGTCACAAAGTATTAGTAGTGTCAGATAGAGTTGCATTTCTAAAGGCGTGTGCTAGACTTTGCGGGGACAAAGCTGTATCAATTACAGGAGATATGGAATTTACTGATAGAGAAAAAGTAATGGAGCAAATAAAAGGAAATAAAAATATTTTATTTGGAACACAGTCAATTTTCTCTGAAGGAATATCATTAAATGACTTAAGTTGTTTAGTGTTAGGAACACCAGTAAATAATGAACCATTACTCACTCAGTTGATTGGTAGAGTTATAAGAAAAATAGAAAATAAACAAACTCCTGTAGTAGTTGATATTCATTTGAAAGGAAAGACTGCGGCGAGACAAGCTAATGCCCGAATGGGGTATTATCTAAAACAAGATTACGAGGTAAAAATTTTATGACATCAAAAGAAATTCAGCTAAATATAGAGGAAATGCGTAAAAGCAAAGTGTATTTAGCAACACCTATGTATGGCGGTCAGTGCCACGGACTATACACTAAGTCCTTAATGGATACTACAGCTGTATGTATGACTCATGGGCTTCATTTACAAATTTATTATATGTTTAATGAAAGTCTAATTACTCGCGCTAGAAACTATTGTGTCGCAAACTTCTTAAAAAGTGACTGCGATTACTTACTATTTATAGATAGTGATATAGCGTGGAATGCAATGGATTTAATCTATATGTGGCATTTATTAGCAGAAAATCCTGAAATGCAAGTTTTTTGTGCATTATATCCAAAGAAAACTATTGCTTGGGAAAAAGTATTACACGCAGCCAAAACTGGAAACTATGATGATAGTCCTACAGATTTAGAAAAAGTTGCAGGAGATATGGTATTTAATGCTTTACCAGAGGCATATCCAAACGGACAAGCACCTGTGTTTGAGCCAGTAAAAATTAAAGAAGGTGCAACAGGATTTATGTTTGTACATAGGTCTGTATTTGAAGAATATGATAAGCACCACCCTGAAAGACTATACACTCCTGACCATTTAAGAGAGGGAGAATTTGAACGAGGTGAACAAATAATGGCATATTTTGATTGTATTATTAATCATCAAAATAGATATTTATCAGAAGATTATATGTTTTCAGAAACTGTAAGAAACTTTGGAGTAGATATATGGGCATTACCATTAGTAGAACTAATGCATTGCGGTAGTTATGTTTACCAAGGTAGTATTGTAAAAATGGCACAAGCTGGTGTTCATGCTACTCTTGACCCAGAGCATCTCGACAAGGTAAGAAGAGGAAGACTACTTGGGGTTGAGAATAAACAAGATGCTCCTAATCCAGGAACTTCAGATGGTACTACACCTGAGAAAAATAGTTCTTGACACACGCTTAAAAATTTGATATAATATATGTTACTATATGACTGGAATAAGATTGTAAAAATAAGCAAAGGAAATGTCAATGACATTATTCAAATCCTTCGTATTATAACTTACAAGATTCAACCTAAAAATTATTATGATAAGACTTTTAAGTTTTATCAGTATCGATTTGGCGGTAAGTCGTTCTTACTGAATCCGAAAGAATTACTTGAAGTCGGTCGAGCATGTAGTGATAAAGAAGTTGCAGAGTATGCAGGTGTCGCGTCCTTTCGCAATTATCACAACTATGTAAATAGTAAAGACACCACACTAGACCTTCTGGAATGTCCAGTTTCAGAAGATATTTTAATAAATAACAGACTGCTTGAAATAAAAGATGGTCGGATTCACTTTTGTTTCGAGGAGACATTGAGGAAAACTAATGGCAATAAATTTTAATAAAACCAAGGGCTCAGCCCAAAAAGAAAAAATCGATACTTACAACTATTCTAGTGGTGAGGATCATCATGTTAGACTAGTAGGTGATTTATTACCTAGATATGTCTATTGGATTAAGGGTGAAAACAACAAGAATATTCCTATGGAATGTTTAGCGTTTGATAGAAACTCAGAAACTTTCAATAATGTAGAACATGACCATGTTCGCGACTTTTATCCAGACTTAAAATGTGGATGGTCTTATGCCGTCCAGTGCATTGACTACGCTGATAAAAGTGTAAAAGTTCTTAATCTAAAAAGAAAACTATTCGACCAAATCATAGTAGCGATGGAAGAATTAGGCGACCCAACAGACCCAGTGACTGGTTACGATATTCATTTCAAAAGAAAGAAAACTGGTCCGCAGGTGTTTAATGTTGAGTATCAACTACAAGTTCTTAAGTGCAAACCAAGAGAACTTGAAGATTGGGAAAAAGACTTAGTTGCAAATCTAAAGTCTATGGACGATGTCCTACCAAGACCTACTGCTGATGCACAGTTAGAGCTTCTAAGAAGAATCAATAACGAAGAAGGCTCTGTTTCTGAAGAAATTTCAGAGGAGTTTGACGTATCATGATTGGAGTAGGTGAGAAGTTTCCTGCATTTACTTTGCAGGGTGTTAATGAAAATAATGAGTTTGTACAAGTATCAGTTACTGAGCATTATGAACCATTGAAACATGACTTTACAGTAGTCTACTTCTATCCTAAAGATTTCACTTTTATCTGCCCTACAGAAATTGCAGGTATGGATATATTAGTTGATGAAGCTAATGTAATCGGTATAAGTGGCGACAATGAGTTCTGTAAATTAGCTTGGAAACAAGATAATGAACTCATTGGCAACATCAAACACTCTTTAGCTGCAGATTGCGGTTTAGGACTGTCTTCTAAACTTGGAATAGTAAACGAAGAAGCAGGTGTTTGCTATAGAGCCACATATATCATAGATAGAAATGATATTGTACAGCACGTAAGTGTAAATGCACTTGATACAGGCAGAAATGCCAACGAAGTACTTAGAACTCTACAAGCAATTAAAGCTGGTGGATTAACAGGTTGTGAATGGCAACCAGGCGAGGACTTCGTTGCCTAGAAACGCATACGATTTTTATCCAACTCCTGAGTGGTGTTACGAAAAACTCCCTATTGATTGGAGTCAATTTAAGACTGCGCATGAACCATGCAAAGGAGATGGCAGAATAGTATCTTTTCTACAAAACAAAGGAATCAAGACTTCTTGGACAGAAATTCAAGAAGGCAAAGATTATTTTGAGTGGGATGGTGAGGTAGATTTAATCCTCACCAATCCACCCTTTAGTATTGCAAGAGAATTTATTGAGCACTCCATAGCGTGTGCTTCAACAGTAATCATGTTATTAAGAATTAATTTTTTAGGAAGCCAAGCAAGACATGATTTTTGGAAACAATTTACACCTGATGGGCTGGTCGTACTTAGTAAAAGACCTTCATTTACAGGCAGTGGAACTGACTCTACTGATTACGCTTGGTTTATATGGTCAGACATAAAACAATTACATGGACTTAGGTGGATTAAATGATTTTATTTACAGCAGATTGGCATATTAAATTAGGACAAAAAAATGTCCCCACAGCATGGGCTTGTGCTAGATATCAAATGTTTTTTGAACAAGTGCAAGATGCTATTGACGAACATAATGTTTCCTTACATATCATAGGCGGAGATTTATTTGATAGAGTTCCTTCTATGGATGAACTTACTCTTTACTTTGATTTTGTTAAACAACAAAAAGTAAGAACAATTATTTATGATGGAAACCACGAAGCAACTAGAAAAAATCATACATTTTTTAGTAATTTAATTCGTGCCACAAATAGTATAAATCCTCTAGTAGAAGTAGTAACAGAAACACACTACGAGGATAATTGGGCAATTCTTCCCTATGCGGATTTGCATAAAAAGAAACAAATAGAAAGCATCCAAGCAGATGTTTTATTTACTCATGTTCGTGGAGAAATACCACCTCATGTAGTACCAGAAGTAGATTTAGATAGATTTGATAAGTTTGATGTTGTATTTGCTGGAGACTTACATGCTCACGAGAATACTCAACGAAATATTGTGTATCCAGGAAGTCCAATGACAACATCTTTTCACAGAAGCGAAGTCCAAACGGGTTATCTAATAATTAACCCTAATCAAATGAATGATTGGACATGGCATAAATTCAACTTACCACAACTTATTCGTAAGACTGTGGAAGACCCGAATGAAATGATACAAACTGAATTTCATCATACTATCTATGAACTAGAGGGAGATGTACAAGATTTAGCTAAAGTCAAGAACTCAGAATTACTTGATAAAAAAGTAGTTCGTAGAGAGATTGACGCTACATTAAATTTAACATCAGACCTTTCTATTTCTGACGAGTTAGTTATGTATTTAAAAGAAATACTTAACTTTGATGATGAAAAAATTAAAAATATTATAGGAGTTTTCAATGATTATTCTTCAGAAGTTGAAATGGGATAATTGCTTTTCATACGGGGAAGGTAATGAAATAGATTTATCAAAAGACACCCTTACACAATTAGTGGGTACAAATGGAGTAGGTAAGTCATCTATTCCATTAATTTTAGAAGAAATACTATTTAATAAAAATAGTAAAAATGTTAAAAAGGCGGATATAGCAAATAGATATGTTAACAAAGGATATGATATTAGTCTCGAGTTTACTGTTGACAGTGATGTATATAACATTACTGTTATACGGCGTGCAACACTCAAATGTAAGCTAACGAAAAATGGAGAAGATATTAGTTCGCACACAGCGTCTAATACTTACAAAACATTAGGAGAAGTTCTTGGAATTGATTTCAAAACTTTTTCACAGTTAGTCTATCAAAATACTAATGCATCGCTACAGTTCTTAACTGCAACAGATACAAACCGTAAAAAGTTCTTAATTGACTTGTTGAAACTTGACGAGTATGTTTCTTACTTTGAAATATTCAAAGAAGAAGTACGCCTAGCGTCTAGTGATATTACAGCAAGCAACGCCAAAATTGCAACAATTGAGAAATGGTTAGAAGACAATATTCTCGAAGATACTTCCATACTTTCAAAAATGGATTTACCATTTGAGTCGGAAGAAGACGAGGAATCTTTGCGTTCTCTACAAATAGAATTTGAAAATATCTCCGAAAAGAATAAAAAAATAAATCAGAATGAAAATCTGAAACAACAGTTAAAAAATATTGACATTGATTCTGCAAAACGTTTACTGCAAGCTAACCCAGAAAAAATAGATGCCAGCCAACAACTCACTGCTTTAGGAGGTTGGAAGAGTGAGCTTATGCATGAGCAAAAAATGCTAGACAAATATAAAGAGTTGGCAGAAATGAAAGACGCTGAGTGTCCTACATGTGAGCAGTCTATTGACCAAACATTTGTTAGGCAGTCGCTTACAGAACACGAAAGCAGAGTTAAAAATGTCGAAAGCATAATTGGAAAAGAACAAGAAAAATATGCAAAGGTAATAGAAAATAATGAAAATCATAGGAAAGCAAAACAAGATATCGAAGATTGGGAAAACCTCTACAGGTCTATTGACAACAGCCTCCCCTCAAAAGCTATCAACAAAGAAAAACTTGAAAGAGAAATTGCTGACCTTCGTTCAAGGATTTTGGAAACTAGGAATAAAATCCAAAAAGTAGTAGAAGAAAATGAACAAAGAGAAAGACACAATACAAGAATTGGGATTATTCTTGAACAAACTGGACAATTTCAAGAGCAACTTACTCAACTCGAGAATGCACTGGAAAGTTCAGAAAACAAACTGGCGATACTTGAAACACTTAAAAAAGCTTTCTCAACAAACGGACTCCTCGCATACAAAATAGAGTCCCTTGTTAAAGAACTAGAAATACTTACGAATGAGTATTTAGCAGAGTTTAGTGATGGTAGATTCAGTATAAATTTCGTTGTAACAAACGATAAACTAAATGTGGAAGTATCTGATAATGGAAATATTATTGATATACTTGCACTTTCTTCAGGTGAACTAGCAAGAGTAAATATTGCAACGTTAGTCGCCATTAGAAAACTGATGACTTCAATAAGTAGAAGTCAAATTAATGTTCTCTTTCTTGATGAAGTAAATCAAGCACTAGATGAACAAGGAAAAGAAAAAGTAGTGGAAGTCCTGCTAAAAGAAGAAAATCTAAATACTTATTTGGTTTCTCATGGCTGGACTCACCCACTCTTAGAAAAAATTGAAATTATAAAAGAAAATAATATATCGAGGTTAGACTAATGAAAGTAGAAATATATAGTATACCAAATTGTCCTGCGTGTTCAAAAGCAAAAATGATGGCAGAGAATCATAATTCAGTTCATGAAGTTGTTTACAATACAATGGGCAAAGAGTTTCAACCAGCAGATGTAAGAGAGTTATTTCCACAAGCAAGAACCTTCCCACAAATATTTGTAGATGGCGAGCTTATAGGTGGTTACTTAGAACTCGAGAAGGTGCTAAATGGTTAATGGTAGACGAAAAGGAAACGACGCAGAAATCAAAGTAGCAGGAATGTTACATAGACATACAGGCGAGGCGTTCGTACAGACGCCTGGTTCTGGTAGTGGTAAAATCAAAGGCGATTTGATGGTAGCCCACAAACATAATTTATTTACTATTGAAGTAAAATTCTATAGAGATATGTCCTTCAATCACAAAATATTTACTCAAAAGAGTAATAAATTTGTAGGTTGGTGGTCAAAGCTAGTAAAACAGGCTCAAGAAATGCAACAAGAGCCTATACTATTCTTTAAAGAAAACCACTCTCAATGGTATGTGGCAACGACAAGAAAGCCACTTTACAAAAAACATATGTATATAAACTGGTTAGGGTGTTATGTTACCTTAGCTGAACAATTTTTAGAAACACAAGAGGTAAAATTTACAAATGGCGATACAGTTTACGAGCCATGGAAAGCCAATCCCGAATGGGAACTTATTGATTGTTGATGGACTCAATCTAGCTTTCCGATGGAAACATCAAGGCAACAACGACTTTGAACATGATTATGTTCGGACAGTAGAAAGTCTTGCAAAGTCCTATAACTGTGGACATATTATTGTACTTGGAGATGGTGGTAGTAACTATCGAAAAGAAATATATCCAGAGTATAAAGCAAATCGTAAAGAACGATATGCAGAACAAACAGCAGAAGAAGAAGCAGAATTTTTAGAATTTCTTGCAGAGTTTCAAACAACTATGAATACTCTAAATAAGAAAGGATATTTGACTTTAAAATATGCTGGAACAGAAGCTGATGATATAGCAGCACTAATTACACAACAACGAGAAGAATTAGGAGTTGATGAAATTTGGTTGATATCATCAGATAAAGACTGGGATTTACTAGTCGATGATAAAATCAGTCGTTTTTCGACTGTTACAAGAAAAGAAACAACAGTGCATAACTGGGATGAGCATTATGACTTTGAGCCTGAGTACTTTCTAACGTACAAGTGCTTAACAGGGGATAAAGGAGATAATGTTCCAGGAGTTGACGGAGTTGGACCAAAGCGTGCTACTCAGTTAATTGAACAATACGGTGATGTATTTGATATTATGGCAAGTTTGCCACTTGATGGAAAGTATAAATTCATTCAGAACTTAAATGAGTTCGGTGTAGAAGGACTAGAAACAGGTGTAAAACTTATGGATTTAACATATGATGTTGACGGAGCAGTTCTCGGTCATGCAGAAGAAATAATAGGATTGGTAGATAATTATGTCAGTAAAGATAGATTATAGTAGAGATGAGTTGCTTGATGAATTTGCAATAGCAACTCTCAAAGATAGATATATGATTCCTGGAGAAACATCTCCTCAGGAAGCGTTTGCTCGTGCTGCAGAAACATTTGCAGATGACGAAGACCACGCACAGCGTTTATATGACTATGTCAGTAACTTATGGTTTATGTTTGCGACTCCTGTACTATCTAATGGTGGTACAAGAAGAGGCTTACCAATTAGTTGTTTTCTAAACTATGTAGATGATAGTAGAGAAGGTATTACAGACCACTTTACTGAAAATGCTTTTTTAAGTAGTTTTGGTGGTGGTATTGGTGGACACTGGTCTGATGTTCGTTCTATTGGAACTAGAACATCCAAAGGGTCTGAATCTACTGGAGTAATACCTTTTATTAAAGTAGTAGATGCTGAAATGTTAGCATTTAGTCAGGGTGTGACAAGACGGGGTTCATACGCTGGTTACCTACACATAAACCACCCCGAGATAGAGGAGTTCTTAGATGTACGGAAGCCTACAGGTGGTGATAGTAATCGCAAGTGTCTTAATTTGCACCATGGTGTTGTTGTCTCTGATGCCTTTATGGAACGAATACACAACGCTGGAAAAATTGATAATTTCGATGATAGCTGGGATCTTATCGATCCCCACACTAAAAGAGTGGTTAAAACAGTAAGTGCAAGAGCTTTATGGGTAAAACTGTTACAGAATAGAATGGAAACTGGAGAGCCTTATATTATGTTTGAAGACGCGGTAAATAATGAGTTGCCTGACTTTCAACAAAGAAAAGGTTTAAGAGTTCATCATAGTAATCTTTGCAGTGAAATAACTCTTGCAACGAATGAAGAAAGAACTGCAGTATGTTGTTTATCTTCAGTTAATTTAGAATATTTTGACGAGTGGAAAAACCACGGAGCGTTTATTCCAGATTTAATTCGTATGTTAGACAATGTACTTCAGTACTTTATTGATAACGCTCCAGAACAATTAGAAAAAGCTAAGTTTAGTGCTATGAGGGAGAGAAGCATTGGACTTGGCGCCATGGGCTTTCATGCGTATTTACAGAAGAATGGTATACCGTTTGAAAGTGCTATGGCAGGTAGTGTTAATCTAGAAATGTTTGAGAAAATAAAGAGAGAAGCAGACAAAGAAACTAGACAACTAGCTATCGAAAGAGGCGCGTGCCCTGACGATGATACCGCATCAGTAAGAAATGCACATTTACTTGCTGTTGCTCCTAACGCTAGTTCAAGTATTATTTGTGGTAATACTTCACCAAGCATAGAGCCATTTAGAGCAAATGCTTATACTCAAAAAACAAAAACAGGAAGTAATCTAGTTAAAAATAAATTCTTGGATAAAATTATCAAAGATAGAACAGATTATGAAGGGTATACAGAAACATGGAGAAGTATAGTTGCAAATAAAGGAAGTGTTCAACATTTAGATATACTTGATGATTGGGAGAAAGATGTTTTTAAAACAGCAGTTGAAATCAATCAGTCATGGGTTGTTGAGCATGCCTCTGTAAGACAAGAATATATTTGTCAGGCACAGAGTGTAAACTTATTCTTTCCACCTGATGTGAACAAAGCCGACTTGCATAATGTCCATATGTTAGCGTGGGCAAAGAATTTAAAAACATTATATTATTTAAGAAGTGAAGCTATCAGTAGAGCTGATAATATTACTTCTCAGGCTAAAAGAGAGATAATTTTTGAGCAATCAGATTGTCTAAGTTGCGAGGGATAAATGAGTAAATTATTAACAGAAAGGGATTATTATAAACCTTTTGATTATCCTTGGGCATTTGAGTTTTACAAAAAACAACAACAAATGCATTGGTTACCTGATGAAGTGCCACTCCAAGATGATATCAAAGACTATAATCAAAAATTAACAGATGACGAAAGAACACTTATAGATAATATATTTAAGTTCTTTACACAAGCAGATGTTGATGTGTGTTGTGGATATGCAAAGCATTATCTACCAACATTTAAACAACCAGAAATAAGAATGATGCTAGTAAGTTATGCTGCTATGGAAGCAGTACACCAAGAAGCATATTCTTTATTGTTGGAAACATTAGGAAAGTCAGACGACCAGTATACAGAGTTTTTTGAAATACAAGCTATGACAGAAAAGCATGAGTACTTAACTGACTTTAATATGAGCAATCCACATGAAATTGCAAAGACCATGGCAGTTTATAGTGGGTTTACAGAAGGAGTACAATTATTTAGTAGTTTTGCTATACTTCTAAACTATCCAAGACACAATCTTATGAAAGGTATGGGTCAGATAGTAACATGGTCTATAAGAGATGAGTCACTTCATGTTGAAGGACTTTCAAAACTCTTTAGAACTTTTATCGCAGAAAATCCTGATATATGGACAGATAAATTAAAATATGAAATATACTGTGCAGCAGAACGCGTTGTTGAATTAGAAGATAAATTTATTGATGTTTGTTTTGATAAAGCAAATATTCAAGATTTAACAGCGAAGGAAGTGAAAGAATACATAAGATACATCGCCGATAGACGATTACTTGGTCTTGGTATGAAAGCAATATTTCATAGTACAGTTAATCCACTTCCATGGATTGATATGCAGGTAAACGCAGTTGAGCATACCAACTTTTTTGAAAACCGTGCTACAGAGTATGCTAAAAGTAGTACACAAGGAAACTGGCAGGATATATTTAAGTAATGGAAAACAAAAGCATAACTATAGATGGCAAAGAATATCATTTGGACGATTTAACACAAGAGCAAAAACAAATAGTTCAAGCTATTTACAAGTGTGATGAAGAAGCAGACAGATGTAAGCATATTATTGCTATATGCCACACTGCTAAACAAGCATATGTAAATGATTTAGGTGCTCAGTTAAATGGCGAACAAGAAACTTAGATTCTATATATTAACTACCGCTAAAGAGGACTACAAGGGAATTTACCAAAAGACTGATTTTGAGACTTTTGAGGAAAATTCTCTTGAAGACCTTGGCAGACATTTTTCACCCCGTTGGAGTAACTTAGATTACAAAGACGCAGTCATAGTAATAAACACATTAAGTAGACAGTATGAAATTGATTGTTCTAAGTGGTGTGAAGAAAGAGGTTTAGAATACCATATTACTAAATCAAATGGAAAACCAGGTCGAGGTAAAAATGCAGTAGTAGATGTTTTTGAAGCATCAAATGATGATTACTGTGTTCCTATAGACGGTGATGATTACTTGACTCCTTATGGAGTTTGGTTTTATAAAAAACTAGCAGAACAAGACAATCCGCCAGACGCATTATGTATTTATAATTCTTGGATGTGTTCTAATTATATATGGGGTCAAAGATACCATTATAATTTTTTCAAAGCATATCGTAATTATGAAGTATATAGACCTAGCTTAATGCGTCTTATGAAAGAAAGAATCTACTTAAGCAAACGCAAAGGTGGAGAAACATTAAAAGGTCTAAACAAAGAAATTGCCAAATATGGTAGTGAAGAAAAAATGTTAGAGCAATATATAAAGTGGGATTTAGAACACCACAATATTTGTCTAGCGGCGAATGAGTTCTATGATGATATTCATTTTGAATCTTTTGCAAGAGTAACTTGGTATTCTAAAAAGATTTGTAGATTTAGAACTTTTGAACATATGGGATTGGGAGAAGATTTATATATGTACTTACTCCTAAAAGATGCCCATGTAAGAGGTAATATAAATATGGCAAGGCATAGAGAAATGCCTGCTACTTATGTATACAATCAAGCATCTGTAGGACATACTGCTTCTATAAGCCAGACTTATGGAAGTTATTTATGGATGGGTGCATTTAATTCAGTTGCTCTTGATTTACAAAAACAAGGGAGACTACATAGAGTAAACTTACCTGATATTGATTTGTATGAAGAAGGAGCACCTCATGATTATGGAGTTAGTAGAACAGGCCAAGATGAACCAGAGTTTGAGTTAGAAAATAATAGTTGGAAAATTACAAACTATACTGGTAAAAGAACTGACGAAATAAATAATATATTAAAAATGTTAGAGTTTATTCAAGGGGAATACACCTGGGAAATAGACCACTATCAAATGTTACGAAATAAAAATTTTGAAATACTTGCGGAAGATTTATGCAAAGCATTTGGACAAACACTAGAAAATCATAGCATAGTGTTAAACCCACCATTAAAAAATCTTCCTTATTTTAATGCTTCTGGTATGGAAGCGTCACCTAGGATTATAGAATGAAATTAACAATAGCTGGGGCGGGTGTAGTAGGTAATGCACATAAAGATTTCTTTACAAAGAAATGTGCATTACGAATAGTAGACCCAAAGATAAATGATTTAAAAGTAGATGCTAAAACAGATGGTTTGATAATATGTGTTGATACTCCATCAATGCCTGATGGTAGCTGCGATTATAGTAATATCTATAATGTACTAAAAGAAGCTCCTAAAGTTCCTATTCTTATAAAAAGCACAATAGATATGCGTACATGGGAAGTTATACAAGCTAACTTTCCTGATTTAATTATAAGTTATAGCCCTGAATTTCTTAGAGCAGAAACAGCAAGTCAAGACTTACTTGTTGCAAAAGAGTTACTTATAGGTGGAGGTCTTGTAAAATTCTGGGGTAGTATGTTTAATAAAAAAGTAGTTGAAGCAACAGTAGAAGAATTAATAGTTGCTAAATACGCTAGGAATAGTTTTCTTGCTACCAAAGTTTCTTTCTTTAATCAGATATACGATTACTGTAAGAAGTCTAATATAGATTACGAAAAAGTAGCAGAACTAACTGGATTAGATTCTCGCATAGGTGAGAGTCATACAGAAGTTACAGAAGAAAGAGGATGGGGCGGACATTGTTTTCCAAAAGATGTAAAAGCATTTATAAAAATGACTGGAGGAATGTCAATTTTAAATCATATTACTGAATACAATAATAAAATTCGATGAAAATATTTATAGGTTATGAAACTGACTATCCTGAAATGTTTGAGGTATGTAGAAAAAGCATAGTCCGTTACAATTCCAATCATGAAATCATACCACTCAAAAAATCGGAAATATCCGATTACACTCGGCCATATCAGGGGGAGAGTACGGAATTTGCCTTTACTCGTTTTTTAATACCACATCTCTGTGACTTCGAAGGGACTGCTCTCTTTTGTGATGGAGATTTCTTATGGCTTTGTGACCCTGAAGAAGTTATGGATTATTTTTCCGATGAACATACAGTTCATGTGGTAAAACATCCTAGTTTTCTCGTCAAACCTAAGAAAATGAAAAACAAGAAAAACCATGGTTATCCTAGAAAATACTGGTCAAGTCTTATGCTTTTTAATAATTCTAAATGTAAAAAACTTACAGTTGATTATGTAAACCAAGCCCCAGCGGGTGCATTGCATGAGTTGAGATGGGCAGAAAGCATAGGGGAACTTCCTGCACAATATAACGCCATGGTAAATTACTACAAATTTAAAAACCCAAAAGCCCTCCACTACACAGACGGTGGACCGTGGCTAAATATAAACGATGACTCGGAGCTTACAGCAATATGGATGCAACTTTACAGACGCTAACAGAAAATAAAAATATTGTACTTGTGGGAAACTCAGTTGAGATTCTACGACATGAGTATGGAAAATACATAGATAGTTTTGATACAGTTGTACGATTTGGAAGAGGTATACCAGATTGGGGGAACTTTGATGCAATTGGTAAAAGAACAGATATTTGGATAACTGGATGGCTTCGCATGGAAAATCATACATTCTTTCCGAAAGCATATAAATTATTTAATCGTTGTCGTATTCACTTAAATAAAGAAGTAAAAAAGAAAATACCATTTGAGTATACGAATTTATTTACAGACGAAGAACTATATAAAGTTTTTGAACAAGTTGGGGCAAAGAATGGAGTTCCTGAAGGAGATAGACCAAGTGCAGGATTTCTTGGTATATTATTTTTCTTGAATAAATGCAAATGTAAAAGTATTACTTTGATTGGTTTTGACTTTTTCTCTAAAAGAATACCTGTAATGACAGGAACAGATTATCCTGCAAGTTGGCATATGCCTATAAACAGCGTATATAAAAATCCGCATAACAGCAAGGAAAAAGAAACTGTTATGCGGTGGTTTGAAGAAGGTAGATTAAATTGGAAAATTTTATCTGACCTTGATGAAGGCTTACTAGATCTTTCCTAATATAAATCCAGTTTCTAATAGTTTACCAAATTGTTGTTTTTGCTTTTCTGCTTTCGTTAATAGTATTTCGTTTGCTCTTGCATTTCTATACTCTAAAGGAATATTTTCAATTTGTCTTGTATATAAATCCCAAGGTATTGCTAATTGAATACCTACAGGAGTTTTCCAATATTCTAAGTGCAACCATTTATGTTGTACATTTATACTCCAAGACTTTCTTAACATTACATTATAATCCATTAAGTCTTTAGCTTCTATCGCGTCTTCCTGTATAAGTACATCATTTTTACCATTCATATAAAGAGGTACCCAAGCGTGTTCTTTTTGTAGAAGTTGGTGGAAGAAATATGTTTCACCTGTTCGTAAAACTCGTTGGTCAATATCATTTGGAAATCTGTTATCTCCAAAAAATAAATCTCTGTATGTTACATTTTTTAATTGGTCATAATTTAAAATAAAAAACTCTGGGTCTACATGTTTCCAGTTTTCTGCATCATAAGGTATATTAAGTAATCTGTAAAATCTAGCAAATTTAGGATGATTCCTAAACACTCTTTTATGACTTAGATGAGAAAGTTTATTTTGAAAGAAGTCAGGATTTGGTATTTCATTCTTCCAATTATTTCTAGTAAATACTCTGTTTCCTGAAGCTACTACTATTCTTTTATTTAATCCTTTGTTTTTCCAAAATTCACGAAGATGGCATATAGCTCGTGGAATAAAGTTGGTAGTCCAAAATGCTTGATAAATTTTTACATTTGGGAAGTTATCAATAATCCAGTCAATAGGAGCGTCTTTCCAATCTGCTTCGCGAACATAAAGATGCAAACGAAATTCTTCGTTTTTATCTAATAAAGACGCAAGAGTAAACATACTCCATGTCTTTTTATATTCTATTACTAATTCAATCATCTGCTTTTTTATACTCCCAAAAATTATTTACATAATTTTCTAATCTTTCGTCTGCGTCTTTATCAAAATCAAATATTATACCTGAGTTCTTAGCAGACAGTAATTTATACATTGCCTTTTGTCCAATACCAGCACAAGCATAGTAAAAAGATTCGTAAGTTAATAAATTCTTTTCTCTTTCTTCCATAGTATATGAAATTAAACTTAAACCTTTACCTAGTAGTAAAGCAATTAGTCCCATTTCACTATTTTGCATTGTGCCTACATTTTTACAGTTAAGTAATAATTCTAGTCCTCCTGCTTTCTTATGTAAAACATTTTCTTTTCCAAAATGCTTTCTAAGAATTGCCATATATATTGGTGCAGTTATAGGATGTGGTTTTATTATATAACCTTTATTCACAAGAGCTTTCATTCTTCCAAAATGAACAACTTTGTCTTTACATAACAGGTTACTTCCTGGAGTAAAAATTACATTGTCATAATACTCTTGATTTATGCCTAACGCATATTTATTTTGTAAATTATTTTTTATGTTTTCTATGCGTTCTTCATCTATTTTTATGTCCGAGGACGCAATACTTCTAAATAACTTATTATTTATTTTTATAGAATTTACTCGCATGTATATACCTTTGCCTAAAAAATCTGTATATAACCATTTTCGTACAGTATGTAATTCATTGGTATTAAACCAAACATCATACTCTACATCTAAACCTTCTATTTGAGAAGGAAGTAATCTGCGTTTAAATTTCTGTAAATCAGTCAAGTCTTTTTTTGGTCTTAAAGACGAGCCAGATTTCATAAAATGAGTAGGAATATTTCCTAGCTCTTCATCTTTTGATAAAGGAACTAACTTACTTGGTTTTGGTGCTGCCATTTTGCTTTAACTCAAATAGTTGTTGTTCCATACTTTTTAGTCTTTCTTCTGCCTGCATTAAACTGTCGAATACTGCATGCATCATACTTTCTAATTTATCATTTACATACTTTGGTGTAATGTCTTTTTCTTGTAGTTTCATTATGTTTCACTCCATGATGAGCCATCCCAGAATGATAATCCAAAGTCACTTGCACTAGCTACTTCGGTATCAAATATTGTACCAAGCTGAGTGGCGGTTATTCTTTCAAATACAACTGTACTTGTATCAAACGTTGTTGTTGTTAAGTGGTCAGTTGTTCTCGTTGTTTCGGTTGTTCGTGTAGTTGCAATTGTGGTAGTAGTAGTTCTGTCTGTTGCAAATGTTGTAGTTCTACTTGTATCAAATGTTGTTGTAGTAGCAAAAGTTGTTGTTCTTGAAGTATCTGTTGACCTCGAAGTTAAAAATACACTTGTTGTTGCTCTACTCGTACCTGTTGCTCTACTTGACGCTGTTGCTCTAGTTGTATTAAATGTCGAAGTTGTATCTCTACTTGTTCCTGTTACTCTATCTGTTCCTGTTGCTCTATTTGTATTGAATGTTGAAATTGTAGTTCTACTTGTACCTGTTGTTCTATCTGTTCCTGTTAATATTGCAGTGTTAAAGGTTGTAGTTGTACTTCTGCTAGAACCAGTTGTTCTACTTGTAATTGTTGATTGTGTAGTGTTAAAGGTTGTAGTTGTATTTCTGCTAGAACCAGTTGTTCTACTTGTAATTGTTCCTTGTGTAGTTGCAAATGTTGTAGTCGTATCTCTACTTGTTCCTGTCGCTCTAGATGTTAAAGAAGCTCTAGAAGTATTGAATGTTGTAGTTGTATCTCTGCTTGTACCTGTTGCTCTAGATGTTAAAGAAGCTCTAGAAGTATTGAATGTGGTAGTTGTATCCCTACTTGTTCCTGTTGCCCTAGATGTTAAAGAAGCTCTAGAAGTATTGAATGTTGTAGTTGTATCTCTACTTGTTCCTGTTAATATTGCAGTGTTAAAGGTTGTAGTTGTATCCCTACTTGTTCCTGTTGCTCTACTTGAAGTTCTAGAAGTTAAATATGCTGTTTCATATGTAGTTGTTCTACTTGTATTTGTAGATTGTGTTGTATTTGTAGATTGAGCTGTATTCGTACTTCTAGCTGTATTAGTTGCAACAGCAGTATTATCTACATAAGCCGTAGTAGTAGCAAATGTTGTTGTTCTACTTGTTCCTGTATTTGTAGATTGAGCAGTATTAGTGCTTCTAGCTGTATTATCTACATAAGCTGTTGATGTAGCAAATGTGGTAGTTCTACTTGTACCTGTATTTGTACTTCTAGATGTATTAGTACTTCTAGCTGTATTATCTACGTAAGCTGTTGATGTAGTAAATGTTGTAGTTCTACTTGTACCTGTGTTAGTGCTTCTAGATGTATTAGTACTTCTAGCAGTATTATCTACATAAGCTGTTGATGTAGTAAATGTTGTAGTTCTGCTTGTGCCTGTGTTAGTGCTTCTAGCTGTATTTGTTGCTTGTGTAGTTGTATATGAAGTAGAGTTTGTAAACCCAGTATTTCTACTTGTATTTGTTGCTTGTGTAGTATTATACGAAGTAGAGTTTGTAAACCCAGTATTTCTACTTGTATTTGTTGCTTGTGTAGTTGTATATGAAGTAGAGTTTGTAAACCCAGTATTTCTAC